ACCATTCGTGATTCGTTTGAGCGATGGATGAATGGCATCAACGCACACAGTGCTAACACAGGCTTGACAAACCCAGTTGATTATCAATCAGACTTGCTGGTTGATCAATTGGATCGTGACGAATCTGTGATCAAGCGTTATACGTTTAGAGGTGCATTCCCGACAGTTGTTGGACCAATCACCCTTGACTATGACCAGCGTGATCAGATCGAAACGTTTGATGTCACGTTCTCGTATCAGTATTGGGAAAGCAATACGACATCTTAATGGTGTACTAAATATAAGGGAGTCTTCGGGCTCCCTTATATAATTTTTTAGGAATACGTATGGCAGATAACGTAAACACATTGAAACTTTTTGGCTTCGAAATCAAGCGAGCCAAAAAAGATGACAAAGACAAAGAGAAATTACAGTCTGTTGTCCCACCAACTGACACTGACGGCGCGGGTTATGTAACTGCGACGGCGGGTCATTTTGGTCAGTACATTAATATGGATGGAGATGAGTCGAAAGACAACCATCATCTTATTTTGCGCTATCGTGGTGTAGCCATGCATCCTGAAGTAGATATGGCAATTGACGAAATTGTCAACGAAGGCATTTCTGCTTCTGAACTATCATCTTCTGTAGAAATTTCACTTGATGACATTGAAGCTGGTGAAAAGATCAAAGAGCAGATTCGTGAAGAGTTTGAAAACATTATCGGTATGCTCCGATTCAATGAGATCGGTCACGAAATCTTTAGGTCTTGGTACGTAGATGGTCGTATCTATCATCATCTTCTTATCAATGATGCACAACCAAAAGCAGGCATTCAAGAGATTCGAAACATTGACTCGACTCGCATTCGAAAGGTGCGCGAAGTCAAATACAAGAAAGATCCAACAACTGGCGTCAAGGTCGTAGACAAAGTTGATGAATACTATATCTACGAAGACAAGCCAGGCAACACGCAAACTGGTGTAAAACTGTCTAATGATTCGATCAGTTATGTCACTAGTGGTCTATTAGATGAGACAAAAAAGAAAGTTGTTTCGCATCTCCATAAAGCACTGAAGCCAATCAACCAGTTGCGCATGATGGAAGACTCGTTGGTCATCTATCGTCTCGCACGTGCACCCGAACGTCGAATTTTTTACATCGACGTAGGTTCTTTGCCTCGTGGTAAAGCAGAGCAGTACATGTCGGACATCATGTCCAAGTATCGCAACAAGCTGGTCTATGATGCAAACACTGGTCAGATCAAAGATGATCGCAAGCACATGTCAATGCTTGAAGACTTCTGGCTACCACGTCGAGAGAACGGACGTGGAACAGAGATCACAACACTGCCAGGCGGCGAGAATCTGGGACAGATAGATGACATCATCTATTTCCAGAAGCGACTGTATCGTTCTCTGAATGTCCCAGTGAATCGTTTAGAGCAAGAAGCACAATTCTCGCTTGGCAGATCGACTGAAATTTCTAGAGATGAGGTTAAGTTCCAAAAATTCATTGATCGGCTTCGTAGAAGATTCTCTTGGGTGTTCTTGGGTATTCTCAAGAAGCAACTCATACTTAAAGGTATTATCACCGAGCAAGACTGGGAAGAGTGGAAAGACAACATCTATGTTGACTTCGTAAAAGACAACCACTTTACCGAACTGAAAGAGATGGAGATTCTTCGCGAACGTATCGGTATCATGAACGAAATTACACAGTTCGTTGGTGAGTACTATTCGAAAGAATGGGTTATGCGTAACGTCTTGCGCATGTCCGATGATGATCTAGAAGCAATGAAAAAAGAGATCGATCAAGAAACTAAAGACGGTGAAATTGAAGATAAAGATGAAGAAGAGCAACAAGAGCCAGCGGCGCCTAAACCCGTACCTGTTCAAGTTGTTCCCGATGAACCAAAAGATGAGGAAAAATAATGTCTGACGAAGATGTAGTAATTGACGAATTGCAAGCAGAGCCTATTCAACCAAACTCTAAAGCAGTTGAAGATTTTCTAAAGGCGATTGAAGATCAAAACTTCACTCAAGCCGAGCGACAGTTTAATGATATGGTAGGTGATCGTTTGCAAGATACTTTGGATCAAGCCAAAGCAAGAATTGCGGCGTCTCTGGGTCAAGAAGAGCCAGAAGCTGAAGAAGATGATCTAGATGCTGTTGAGGACTCGCTTGACGATGACGAAGAAATTAGTCTTGATGATCTTGACTTAGACATCGATGATAATGAAGATGACGTGGATGAGGATGACGACGAAGACCTCGTTGCTCCTGTTTAAAAATCATTATTTTATAAATAAATAACACGAGACAAAATGTCAAAGGTAACTGATAAAGAAATTAAATTATTGGAAAAAGTTGCTAACGCCCATCTGTATGAAGTAATGGGCAACAAAGACAGGTATATAGACAAGCCTGATAATTTTAGCACAGTCCAATATATGAATGCAAGAGGACATGTTGATCAACTCAAATTAAAGGAGATGATCGTAAAATGTATCATAGATCATGTTGGAACGTCTGAAGCGTTTCTAAACATGGGAACAGCATGTGGTCATTTAGAGTATGCTAATCGATTGAACCACGGGCGATTGACAATCAGTTCATGCGAATGGGATTATCAATATGAGTGCTGTGAAAAGATACGTGACATGCTGGGCGTTCAGATCAGTTACAGATGTAATGACGTTTTAGGTGATGATTTTGAAATACGTGATTGTAAGACGTATTTCGATCACGTTATTTTAGATAGGTTTTTTCCTGTGTATCGAGCAGATACACACCACAGAACAGAAGAGGTATTGAAGAAATTTAAACCATACGCAAGGAGAGCAATTTTAATTGAGTCCGATGGCAACTGGTCAAAAGAACAATGGTCTTGGTTAGTCAAGACAGCCGAACGAAGAATTAAAATCTCAGGCGAATGGAATATGTTTCTGATAAAACTGGAAAACTTATGAAGACGTTTAAGAGCATCCGCGAAGCGAAGAAAAAAATGCCAGCAGGTGAACATGTCTTCGACAAGAAAGTGAATCGTCACTCAGTGATGATCCACAAAGACAACAAAGGGTTTACTGTCTATATTGACGGTGACAAACTAGACACCTATCGTTCTCAGAAAGAAGCTGAGAAGATGGGTGTAGCTTTCGCTAAGGAAATGTAAATGAAACTTATTACCGAATATCATGAAAACGACTTACAGTGCATCGTCGAAGCAAAGGATGGTGGTGAAAAGTCTTATATGATTGAAGGTATCTTTGCGCAAGCAGAACAAAAGAATCGTAACGGGCGTATCTATCCTAAAACAATTATGGAAAAGGCTGTAAATACGTACGTTGAACAACAGGTTAGCAAAAAGCGGGCTGTGGGTGAATTGAATCATCCCGAAGGTCCCACTGTTAACTTAGACAAAGTTTCTCACCTCATCACTGATCTTCGATTCGAAGGCAATGATGTAGTAGGAAAGGCACAAATATTGGATACTCCAATGGGCAAGATCGTTAAAGGCTTGCTTGATGGTGGCGTTCAACTAGGCGTGTCAACTCGTGGCATGGGTAGTCTTGAGCAAAGAAATGGCACAATGTATGTGCGAGAAGACTTTATTTTGAATACTGTCGATATCGTACAAGATCCTTCCGCGCCTGCGGCTTTCGTTAATGGTATTATGGAAGGCGTAGAGTGGGTATGGAATAACGGTGTTATTGAGGCTCAAGAAATTGAAAAAATGGAGACTGAAATTAAATCGGCTCCGACAAAGCATCTCTATGAGACGCAAGTTCGTGAGTACAAAAATTTCCTCTCGTTGCTCAAATCAAACTTTAAGGAGTAAAACATATGTCTGATCTAGACCAAAATGTTGAGCTTCCTATCGATGAGGACAACCAAATCGAGGAAGCAAGTGCTCAGAAGATGCCTGTTGGTACAGAGGCGGACTCTATTGCGTCTGTAGACAAGACTGACGCTCCTGTTAAGAAAGCTCCCGCTCGTAAAGGGGATCAGACTAAACAGGATCCGATGCCTAAGACCAAAGCAGGAATGCTAAACGCTATGTACAGCAAGATGTCTGGTATGAAAAAAGACCAACTGACTGCTATGTTCAGCAAGATGTCTGAAGAGTTCGAAGATGTAGAAGAAGGCGAAGCAGTTGAACTGCCCGAGTTCTCTTACAACGATGAACTGTCTGCTCTTGTAGAAAGCGAAGCTACTTTATCTGATGAGTTCAAAGCGAAAACTGCTGTGATCTTTGAAACTGCTATTCGTTCTAAGCTGTCCGAGGAAATCGAACGCCTAGAGGATGAATATCAAACTCGACTCGACGAAGAGCTGGACGCTACGCGCACAGACCTCGTAGAGAAAGTTGATAGCTACCTCAACTACGTAGTTGAGAACTGGATGCAGGAAAACAAACTCGCTGTTGAGACTGGCTTGCGCACTGAAATCGCTGAAGATTTCATGGGCAAACTGAAGGATCTGTTCCTTGAGTCTTACATCGAAGTTCCTGAGTCTAAAGTTGACCTAGTTGATGAACTTGCAGAGCAGGTTGAAGAGCTTGAAGAAAAGCTTAACAGCCAAACTGCAACTGTTCTTGAAATGTCTGAGAAGGTTGAGATTTATCAGCGTGAAGCGATTATTCGCGAAGCGTCTCGTGATCTCGCCGAAACTCAGGTAGAAAAACTCGCGTCTTTGGTGAGTTCTCTCGACTTCGAAGATGAAGAATCTTTCGCATCTAAAGTCAAGACTGTAAAAGAGTCTTACTTCAAGAAGGAAGTTGCTTCTACAGAAGAAGAGATCGTCGAAGACTGGGATACAAACAACACAGAGGTTTCTTCTGTGATGGACATGTATCTCAACGCCATCAAAAAATCTAATAAGTAAGGAGTACTAAGATGACTGTTCAAGTATCTTATGACAAACTCATCGAGAAGTGGAGCCCAGTTCTCGAGGAAACGTCTGCTGGTGAGATCAAAGATCATCACCGTAAAGCTGTAACTGCCGCTGTTCTTGAGAACCAAGAGCAAGCATTCCGGGAAGAAGCAGGCATGCTTGCTGAAGCCCCAACCAACACCAACTTCAGCGCAACTGGCGCTGCCGCTGGCGTAACTGGCGCAAACTGGAACCCTGTTCTGATTGCTCTCGTTCGACGTGCTATGCCTAACCTCATGGCTTACGATCTCGCAGGCGTTCAGCCTATGACTGGTCCTACTGGCTTGATCTTCGCAATGAAGGCTCGTCACAAGACTACTCGTGGTGGTGCAACTGCTGACACTGAAGCTTTGTTCCAAGAAGCGCACACTCCGTTCTCTGGCGACTCTTCTGTGTCGCAAGATTCGGCTA